GGCATTCCACAGCCAAGACGCCGCCCCAGTGAAGACGCCCTTGATCTTCGACGGGATGCTAGTGACGAAGTTCATCATATTGCCTATCCAGTTGGAGACAGTGCTCACAATGCCGCTCCACATGGACGAGGTGATGCTGGCGATCCACGACCAGCCACTACTGATGATGTTCTTAGCTGAACTGATAGCACTGGTGATCGTAGACACCATCCAGTTCCATGCGGCCTGGATCGCCGCCAACATCAGCTTCCCCATAGAAATCGCGGACGCCACAAGCAGGCCACCGAAGGAGTTGAACGCGACCTTAATCGCCTCCCAAATCCCGGCACCAATGTTCTTGATACCCTCCCAGGCCGTGGACCAGTCCCCCTTAATAATACCAAGAGCGACCTGGATAACTCCCTTGATGAGGTCGACCGCCACCGTAATCACATCCGACAGCAGCTTCCATGCGGCGACCGTGACGGGTATCATGTCCTTCATGACCTGGGCGACCAGCTGAATCGTGGGAATCAAGACCGAAGCCAGCTGCTGAATGATCGGGACAAGGATCGGGAGAATCTGAGACAGCAAGTCAACAATGACCGGCCCCAACTGAGTGACCAACTCTGAGATCACCGGGAACAGGGCCTGCATTATCGGCATGAGGGCCGCCGACAGCTGCTCAATGATCGGGGTGATGATCGGCACCAGCTGCTGAAGGATCGGGGCCAGGCCCTCAACGAGCTGAGCAACCAGGGGGGCGATAGCCGCCAACAGGGTGCCAGCCACAGACGCGATCGCACCGAACGCCTCACCCAGGGCAGGCATGGCCGGGGCTAGGGCCGCCACAGCGTCCCTGACCCCATTGAAGAAGTCCAGAAGCCCATGCTGGAACGCCGGGTTCTCCATCAACGTGGCGATCCCCTCCAAGGCCCCCTTCAGGGACTGCCCAATCATGGGAAGGATCAGCGACAGGGCAGGCTCCATAGACACGAACGCCTCACCGAGCTTCCCCACCCCCTGGAAAGCGAACCCCGCCGCCTTCCCCATGGAGGAGAACAAGTTCGTGAGAGTCTGCTGAAACAAGGGCCCATTGACGGCAGCGTTCGCACGATCCAACGCCGTAGCGATAGCGTCAATCGGGGCGGACCCGTTAGCCATCGCCTTGAACAAGCCGCCGATGATGCCACCCAGATCAATGACGATGTCCTTCATCGTGCCGAACGCCTTAGCGGCCGACTGGATCGCCTCATCCATCTTCCCCGACTCGGCGGCCTTCGTGGCCCACGCCTCAAACGAGGCGGCCAGATTGTTCGCCCACTGGGCGATGCTCGGCAGATACTTCGCCCCCACCTCACCCATAGTGAGGATACCGTTCGTGAACGAGGCCGCCCCAGTCGACCCGATCGCCAGAGCCTGAGTCAGGTAGGACAGAGACTGCTGGAAGCCAGCAATATGGCCACTAGCGGCGTTCGCGATAGCCGCCGTCATCGACCCCAGCGTAGAAGCAACACCCTGAAGGGCGGGGGTGAGCTCCAGGATCGCGACGTTCGCGAAGTCCCGGATAGGCTGGGCCGCCTCCGCCCAGTAGGAGGTCGAAATCTGCTTCTGAAGGTTACTGAACGCGGGGCTGAGGTCAGCGAGAACGTCCTTGGCGTCCTTCAGCGCCGCGATCAGGACGCCAGCTCCCGCGGCAGCAGCCCCAAAAATGCCCGGCAGGGCCAGGAGGGCCGGGGTGGTCTTAGCCAGCCCCACCGTCAGGGAGGAGAGAACACCCAAGCCCGCCCCAATAACCGACACGGCCCCACCGATAAGGGTGCCGACGGTAGCGATCTTCACGGACGCAGTATCCAGGTTACGGAGGAAGTCGTTCAGGTTACGGCCGATGTTCTCGAAGACGTTACCGCCGGCGAGGGCCTTCAGCTGGGCCGCCACACGGGCCATCGACGCCTTCCCCAGGCGCACGTTAATGTCCACCCACCTGGAGCGGGTGAGGCGCTTCAAGTCGAAGCGCGCCTTCCCGTCATCCAGGTCCGCGTTAACAGTCGCCTTACCGTCCAGCTTGTTCAGCTCATGCTTGATCTTCTTCTTCTGCTCCTCAGAGAGCTTCGCATGCACATCAACATCAGCCTTGATGGCGGCGATACGGGCCTTAAGCTCCTTCGCCGTGGACTCATCAAGCTTCGCCTTAGCGGGAATGTCGGCCTTGAGGGCGTTCAGGCGAGCCTGGAACTGACGGAAGGAGCGCTCATTCACGGTGAGCCCAGCCTTCACGTCACCGGCCACCCGCTCCACGTCGCGCTTCAGCTTCGCCAGCTCGCCCGGCCTGACAGACAGGTTGACTGACGTGCGTATGTTGTCGAGCTTCTCCTGGAGCTTCTTCTTCTGCTCCTCAGACAGGTGGGCGTTGACCTGAATCTCAGACTTGATGGCCTGAATCTTCTTCCGGAGAGCCTCAAGCTGCCCGTTCTTCAGGTCAACATCGATCTCAGCCTTGCCCTCAACGCGGCCGATCCGCTCCTGGGCGCGCTCAAGGGACTCCTTGTTGAGCTCAACCTCAGCCTCGAAAGTAATGTCGAGGTCCTTGACCTGCTTCTGAATCTTCTTCAGGTCACGCTTGAGCTTGTCCGCGAAGCCAGAGAGGTCGGGTACAACCTTAACCCCGAGGCGCCCGATCGTCCCCTTGCCTGCCATATACTCCCCCTACCCTAGGGCCGCAAACAGGGCCGCAACCCCAGAAGTGTCCTGTGAAGATAGTACCCTATCGCCACCAGAGACTGTGGGACGAGGCATCTTCTCTGAATCCCGCAGCGTAGCCTTATTGACCGCCGTAGCCTTCGTCAGGAGCGCGAGACGGTCAAGGCCCTCAAGGAGCCTCTCCGAGTCCTGCGAATACCCAAACCACTGCGGGCCACCCAGCTCATTCGCCCGGTACATGCTCCAAGGCTCGTTAGGAAGGCGCTCAAGAAGCTGACTCACGAGAGATACCCGGTACGGGCCAAACACGTCGATCCGGTACAAAGCCCAGAAGTCTGCCGCCGCATCCGGGTGCCTCTCGAAGAAGTCAGTCAGTTCTTGGCGCCGCTGGCTTCCCCCACGTACGCCAGAACAAGGTTGACGACCTTCTCAAGTCCAGCGTTCTCGAAGAACTCGGTCCAGGCGCCCATGTCCTTCACGACGCCACCGTCCTCAAGAGCCTCCATGACGCCAGCCATGATGGTGATCATGTTGTCGTCTCCGGCCTCCCCGTTGATGACGGGCTCGACCGCGGCCATGAGGCGCATGCGCTTCGAGGGGCGCAGGGCGTGCGGGGGGAGCAGCAGGTCATTGCCCTCCACCTCGCTGAGCGGGGGGAGCTTCTCGTCCTTCTGCTTAGCCATTCTGGTTTCCTTCCGTGGGGTGTCAGGGGTGTTTAGGGGGGGCCGCCGCACACCCCTAGGCGACGGCCACCCCAGCATGTTGGGCGTCAGTTAACGGTGAACGGCTTCGGGTCGGAAGCGCCGACGTTGTTGGTGACAACCACGTTCTGGGCGCCCGCGAAGACCTCGGCGGGCACGTAGGTGGTGATCTGGGTAGCGGAGTCCTTCTCGAAGGTCGCGACCTTGTTGCCGAACTTAACCTCCCGAACACCATCGAAGTTGGTTCCGGTGATGACGACCTTCGCGCCAGCCCTACCCGAGGCGGGGGCGAGGGCCGCGATGGTCGGCTTAGCGGTTCCAATACCAGCGACGCTGCGGGGCTCCAGCATCTGGACGCGCTTCTTACCAGAGGTGGGGGCGAGCAGGGTGCCCGCGATCTTCACCTCAGTGAAGTTGTCCAGGGAAAGCGACGGCATGTTACCGGCGAGGGAAACACGCCGGAACAGGTAGCCGGAGACGATGCTGCCATCCTCCACGATAATGAGGAGGGCCCGCTCGCTGGAAGCATCCAGCTCAATGTCCCAGGCCCGCTTCACCGGGTCATAGGTCGATCCAGGGAACGCCACCTTCATGACGTCCTCGCCGAGGTTGATGGCGTTGATAGTCACCTTGTTGGTGACGTCCTCGCGGGTAGAGCGAACGCCCTGACGGTCCCAGGTGCGCTTCGTGGACGTGTCGCCGCCATCGGAGTCGAACTCGACCAGGTTCTCCGAGGAGGTGTCACCCAGCCAGGTCCAGCCGGAACCCTCCAGGGTGGTGCCGTCACCGAAGACGTACCCGTCAAGGTTCGGGGCCTCCGTGTCATTCACGCCATAGTAGACGTGGCCCTTACCCGCGATCTGAATCTTACTGTTTCCGAGGTTAGCCATCAGGCCCCCTTCCTGGCCGTCACCTGAAGGGACGAAACCATGTTGATGTAGTCTGCGGTGGTTCCCATGTCCGTCTCGGGCGTGGGAAGCTGGGTCCACTCAAGGTAAGTGACCCACCCCTCAGAGGTCACCATCCCGGACCTCCAAGCTTTCTCAACGGCCTGCACAAGCGCATCACTCGCGTCAGACACCTCATCCCCGTCAGGGCCAGTCATGTACAGGCGGGCCCTGATCTGGGTTGCTGCGAACGTCGGCCCGGACGGGTGAGTGCGGGCAATCGTCATCTGGAGACGGCACACGAGCTCGTTCATCGGGTCATCCACGTCACCGTGGGTGCGCCACACGATCTTCTCCAGGATCGGCCACTCGGTTACACCCGCGGCGGCAGCATCCTTAAGGTACCGGTAGATGAACGGGAGAGGATTCACGTACGCCACTCAGAACCCCCCGTTATCCCTGACGACGTTACGGAGCACGTTAATGCCGGGCACCCAGGTGCGGTACCGGGCACCCTCCCTGCCGCAGCGCCGCCCCTGCCGGTCCTGGTACACGTAGTGCCCGAACTCCAGGGCCGCATCATGGTCAGTGGACGGGGCGATATGCCAGTCCACGTCCCCCTGCTTCAGGGAGAACGAGGCGGCGTACTCGCCGGTCTGGACGTGCGCGGCAGCCAGAGCCTCCACCTCCGCGAACACCTTCGCGGCGGCGGCAGCGAACTCGGGCTTACGGGCGACCACGGCGGCGATCGCCTCATGGGTTCTCTTATCGTCCTCAACGTGGATCATTTCGCCCCCGTTCCGAGCGTATCGCACCTGACGGCCCAGTGGCGGGTCATCGGGGACGCATCATAGGTGAGGGGCTCCCCGGCCTGCTGGAAGGTCTTCCCCTCCAGGGAGGCGGGCCCCTTAATAACCTTCACCCACGAGTGAGGGCCACCAGGCCACTTCCGGCCAGTCCCCATCACCTTCAGGGTGGTCTCGTCGGTAAGGTCCCCGCGAATGTCACGGTTCTCTGTAGCCTTCAAGGCGTTACCGGCGGAAGGCTGGACGAGAACCCGATCAATGTAGACGGTCTCGCCGCGCTCGTAGCGCCGCCCAGTCCGCCCTTCCTTGACGACTGCGAGAGTAACCTCAACGGCGTGCGGACCATTCTCCAGGAAGCGGCCCCTGCGGGGGCGGTAACCTACCATGAGCCGTGCCACCCATCCCACCGTTGAAGGCCAAGCTCCGAGGCAGCAGGCTTATCCGGGACGGCAGCAGGCCGGAAAGACATCAGGAAACTCTTCGACACGTCGGGGGACCACTCCCCACCACGCCGGTTCCTCGCATACCCATCCAAGACCGGGGCCGCACCACCCCAGCCCCCAACACCACCGTCGAGGACCTGCCAGTCCTTCGGAGTGATCTCCAGGAGCCCAGACGCGACAGCAGAGTTAATGCTATAGGTGTAGGTGCCCTCAGTCTCATACTTGTACAGGCCCCCACCAGGCGCCCGAAGGACACGAGAGACAGCCTCACACTCGACGTAGATGAGGGCGACACGGAACTGGTAGTCGGTGCGAGCACGGTTAACAGCCTCCGGCATACGCAGGAGAATCAGAGCCTCGGCACGCTCAATAAGCGCATCCACCCAGCGAGTCTCATCCTCTTCGAGGTCCCGCATGAGCGTGCGCTCAACATCTAGCCTGCCAGCTACCGCCATCTCATTCCCTCTCCTACCGTGCGCCCCTGGGGCGAGACGCCAAGCCCCGCCCCAGGGGAATCAATCAGCCAGCCTTCTTGATGATCTTCACGAACGCCTTCGGGTCGCGCAGGACCCAGCCGAAGATCGCCTCAACGCGGATGGCGATCCGGTTCGTGCCGAACAGGTCCATGCCAGCCGCGTACTGGTCAGCGGTAGCCCAGGTGAGCCCCTCGACGAAGCCGAGACGCAGGTTCTCCTTCAGGTCACCACCGAAGCCGAGCAGGTTCGGCTCGGACACCTTGCCGCGGCCATTAACGGCCTTGGAGTAGACGGCGGGGATACCGAGGACACTGGAGAACTGGTCGGCAAGGTTCGGGGACGCCTGATAAAGGGGACGACCAAACCCGTCGGTAGCACCCATGATGATGGAGCGGAACTTCGGAGACAGAAGGAACTCACTGAAGTCATAGTCCGCCTCCCCATCAGTGTTCACGACCTTATCGTAGGCGGCAGCAAGCTGCTTACCCAGATAGCCGGTGGTGTCAAACTTAGCAGGGTCAAGCTCCACAACATTCACGGTGGAAGCCAAGGACTCCTTGCCGGCAAGAGCAGTACCGGTGAGCGCGTCCTTACCGTGAATGACGGCAGTGTCGATGGAACGCGCGATAGCCTCAGCCAGCTGCGCCTCCAGGTCGTCGAAAGCGTTCAGGGGGTTAGCCATGAGCGCCTCCTTCGAGATGGACACGATCGCGGCAGTCTTGACGGGGCTGAAGGTCTTCAGGCCGACAGAGACGTCAACGACAGGCTTGTCGGCGCTCTCCTGAACGATTCCGGCGACCGGCTGGCCAACCGGCATGCTGACGGCGTTACCGGCGAGAGAAACCGGGACAGTGCCGGCAATCTGCTGGACGACAGACCCTGCGAAGGCCCGCTTCCAGATAGGGGCAAGCACCTCCTTCGGGAAGCCCTCAGCGTTACCGCCAGCAGTAAGCTTTGCGATGGTTGCGACCTTGGCAGCATTGTCCGCCATGCGCATCTCCTTCCTGCCTAACCGGCAGAGTTGATCTAGAATGTGCCCCTGTTAGGCAGGGGGTTACTCGGCGAGCCCGAACATGCGGAGGATGGCGGTCTCCCGGTCCTCCGAGTCGGAGCCGACCTGCGCGTCGACCGCGGGGTCGCGGGGGCGTGCAGGGGTCTTGGTTGTGAGCTCCAGCAGGGTCGCCACCTGCTCTCCCCACGCGGACTCGTCTCCGTGGAGGAACTGGGCGTACTTGGAGGGGAGGCCGGCGTCCCGGATGGCAGCGTCCTTGGCTGCCGTGTCACGGAGGGCCTTGATCTCCTCCTCCTTGCCTGCGAGCGCGGCCTCAAGGTTGCTGAGCCGCTCCTGTAAGGCGGTGAGGTCGGCGGCAGCGTCAGGCTCCTTGGAGGGCTCCTCAGCCGGGGCGGGAGCCTCCGTGGGCTCAGCAGTCTCAGTGGCCTCTTCGGCGGGAGCCTCCGCGGCCTCTGGGGTCTCGGTAGTGTCGGTGGTCTCGGATGACTCGGTGGGGGTGTCAGTCATTCCTTCTCCTCTGCTCTTGGTAAAGGCGCTTGTTCATGGCCCTCAAAGCCTCGTGGCCGTGCAGGTCATGGTCTTTCACCACCTCATTGTACAGGCGTTCGTATCTGGCGTGCTGCTCCTTACCCGGCCACGCCCTAGACGTAAAAACCGGCACACTTTCACACCGGCAGTTCAAATGGTATCTATCCAGCCGCACCCCGGCTGTCTCTGAGGTCTTATAGACAGGGCCGCGGGAGGCGAGCATCGCACAGAACCCGCACGGGCCGTTCTTCGACGGGTGAACCACTCGCGCCCACGCGAACGGGCGTGCGATAAGAGTGCCGTCCTTCGACCGCCGATACTTGTCGGGCAGATTCTTGAGCGCCTCAGAATCCCGATACTTCTGGGGAAGTATACCCTCAGATTCGAGCTCCTTGATGGCCCGGTCAACACGGTCGGCAACCTCATCGAAAACGTCCACCCAGTTCCGCCTGGGGCGGCGCTTCCGCTCATGCTTCTTAACCTCACGCTCCACCTGGGCCGCCTGCTCCTTGGAGAAGGAATCTAGGTCGGCGGCAAGGTCGTCGAGGCTGCCGAGGAGCTCCGCCACGTCGGGGGCGTCCTCTACCGCATCGTTGATGGTTCTGCGGGAGACCGCATACACGTGGCTGGACAGCTGCCCCTGGAGGGCCTTGAACGCCTCAGGCTTGCCGGAGAGGGCCTTGCTGGAGCGGACCACATAGCGCACAGAGTCAGGGCTGTAGCCCGGCTGAGGAGGAATCCACGCCTCATCAGCCCCATGCTTCCTCGCCTGCCCACGCAGGAACAGGGCTGTCGCCGCCCACGCTTGACGTCGTGCCGCCCACACGAGGGGGGTTATCGCCTCCGCCAGCTCCTTCTCGGAGAGCGTCACCGGCTTCCCCTGGAGGGGGGCAGTCACGTCGGACAGGCGCCTCCGGAAGGTGCTGAGGATAGTGCCCATGAGGGCGCGGAAGAGAGTAAGAGTCACTTCTTAGGCTTCTCCTCATACTCGTCGGGCTCCTCGTCCTCTTCCTCGTCCTCCTCGGGCTCCTCCTCATCCTCCTGGCTGTCGACCGGGAGAATCTGGCCCGCCATAGCATCAAGGTCGTTCTGGCGGCGGTTCTCCCGCTCCATCTGCTCCGGGGACAGGTGCATGAAGTCCCTGGCCGTCTCCGGGCTGATGACGCCCTGCGCCTCCGCCTGCATGGCGATACTCATCTGGGCGCTAGCCGACGGGGATGCGGCGTCAGCCCACATGACCTCAAGGGTCTCCAGGCCCTCCGGGGACTCCCCGTTCATGACGGCAATGATCCGGGCGATCCGCTCCAAGGCGTCACTGAACTGCCGCTGCTTGTTCTCCGCCCTGGCGATCAGCCGGTCCTTAGCGACCCTCAACGCCTCCGCCGACGTGGGGTTGTTGTCGGCCGCCACACCCATCATCGACGGGGGGATACCAGTCATGGCGGAGATTTGCAGGGCGTAGGCGCGGTACGTGTTCGTGAACGTGTCCAGAGAAGCCCCAGTCAGCTGCTTCACGTCAGCGCCCGTCGGGGCCGCCAGCAGGGCCCCCGCATAGTTCTCCATCCGGTTCCCGCCAAACTGGCCCGCATGGGCGGCGGCCGCCTGCTGGGAGGCAAGCATCCGGTCCGCCCCGTCACCGATGAGGAAACGCAGCGGGAACGCCGTCACCTCCTGCCCCATCTGAAGGTTCGTCAACGTGCGGGACGCCGCATCAATGACGGTCGTAAGCTCCTTGAGGTCGGAGCGGCCGTAGCGGTCCCGCAGCCTGGCACGGTTGAACATGGGGACGATGGACGCCCCCCACGGGTCCTGGGTCGTCCACGCCGAGGCCCAGCGGGCACCGACCTGCCGGTACGCGGTCACGCCCTCAGGCGTGTAGTAGGAGGCGCACTTCGTGCCGTCGGGGTCACGGTAGACCGCGACACCCTCAATTACGTTCCCGAAGTGGTCGATACGTACACCAGCGTGCCGGGAATCCAGGGCCCGGATCGACGGGTGCTCATGATCCGCATCCGCGGGAGACAGAACCCAGAACACAGACCCGGCGGCGAGTGCCTCCGCAGCAGCCAGGTTGAACTGGGAATCCATATCGTTCGCCTGCCACACAACACGAAGGTCACGCACCAGGTTCTTGCGCCCCGCGTCAGCGATGATGAACCCCGCGGGGATGAGGACCTCCGTCAGCACGTCGATCGCCATCTTCGCGAACGGGGCCTGCATCTCCAGGACCCTCGCCTCCGGGGGAATGCTGATCCCCAGCGCATCCAGGCGCTGGGACTGCTCATAGTAGGTCTCAAACGACTGCGGCCGGTAGGCGCCACCCTCAAAGGCGGCGAGCATCCTCTCAAAGCTCACACAATCACCGTCCAAGCCCCGGTCGGCTTGTTCATGTCCGCCCACTCCTTCGAGTTCTTCACATGCCTATACAACATTCTAGCGCCGATCATGCACACGGCCAGGTCAATCTTCTTCGACGACTTCGGGGACTCCTTCTTCACAGACCACCGCCCCTTGAACTCATTAACCCGACAGTTCGACACGTGCTCACCGAGCGCCGAATCCCCGTCATGAGTGAACGTCTGCTGGATGATCTCCGTGTAGGCGGTCTCCGCTGCCTCCGCGAACTGGTAGGCGTGCGACCGCATGTCCCAGGCGATCGGGGACGCCGACATGCCCCCGCGCACAGCCGGGACGATCAGCCTGTCCCCGAAGTCCTCCGGCCAGGCCGTCCTCGTGAACGACTCCCACTCGCGCACGTCAGCCCAGAACGCGACCACATCATACGTGTCGAAGGCCCTCCGCACCCCAGCATCCACGGCGGCCACGTTCACCACGTTGAGAGGCTTCTCCGGCCTCCAGTGCCCAATCTTGAAGATGTGCCCATCCTCCATGCAGCAGCCGACGAGGGCCGTATGGTCATTGGACTTGGAGCCGTCGAAGAACATGACGATCTTCTCCCCCGGCTCAACCTTCCTGTCTGGCTTACGCAGCTGCGTCCACTCCTCCAGAGTGATCCAGGAGGCCTCCGCCGCGTTCGGCCGGTTCAAGAAGAAGCGGATAGACCGGGACTCCGGGTACTCGGGCGACCAAATCTGCTCCTTGATCGACTCCAGGTTCACCCACGGGCAGTCCTCATACACGTACTCCAGGGCCTGCGTGAGCCCAACCTGCCCCTCCTCCGGCTCATCCGTCAGAACCGTGTTCGGGGGTGCGATACGTGCGTCGTAGAGAATCTTAGTCTTGCCGCGGGTGAGGCCATCCTCCTGGTCACACCAGGCCTCGAAGATCGACTCTCCGGAGGACTGCTCCCCAGGAATCCAGGCGTTGCAGGTGCCCATGAACCGGCCACCCATCTTCGCCGCGTTCTGCTGGATCGTCTGCAACATGGCTGGGCCACCCTGAGCGGGCAGCCAGTGCTCCAACTCATCACCCACAACAAAGGACACCTCACCACCCTCCATCGAGTGGGCGGAGGAAGTCATCTGCTGGAGCTTCCCCCCGCCCGGCGTCTCGATGAACGTCTTCGCCACCTCGAGGTCGTACTTGCGGGCGAGCGAACCCTTCTTCTGGCAGAACGCCCTGACCATGCGGATCGTGTTCTGCGTGTTGTGCGTAAGCACGCCGCCCTCAACCTGGAAGAGGTGATCCTCCGTGCCGATCTGAATACACTGCACCGGGACGCTCGGAACGGGCTCAATCGACTCGATTCGCCGATACGCCGACAGGTGCCGCTGCTCGCGCGGGAGCCTGGCCCTGTGCTGCGCCAGGCGAGCAGCAGGGAACCCCGGCTGTGGGATGAACTTCACCAAGCGAGACCCGAAGCCGCCATCGTACACGAAGCACTTCTGCCCCAGAGACTCGGCAAGCTCAATGAACGACACCAAGAGGTTCGTGTTCGTGTTCTTGAACTGCACCTGCCCCTTCTCGGTGACAGTGCCGTCGGAGTCAATGAGCCCTTGCAGGAGCGCCAGACGATCCTCATAGGAGGCGCGCAAGTACTCCTCAGGCACATGCTTATTGCCCAGCACGCCTAGCTCACGCAGGCGCTCACGGAACGACAGGAGCTTCTGATCCTTCATTCCCTCTCTGTTGCCCTTGTTGCAGCGGCGACACATCGGGTGGCCAGAGCTGCTCATGACTCGGTTCGGGTCACCTTCAGCATAGGAGTGACCACGGGGGCACATCTGCCTACGGCGACGGATATAGAAGCGCCCGTCATTGGCTTTCTGGAGGTCGGCCTTGATATCGTCCCACCACTCCAGTTCGCCAGAGAAGATCGCCTCCAGCTCATCGCGGCGACGCCAGTCGAGAGCAATCGTGGAACCAGCAGTATCACCATCGCCCAACCAGTAGCCGAGCATGTAAGGGGAGATCAAGGTCGGAGCGCTACCCCCACCGCGGCGTGCAACAAGGGGGATACGCAGGCTACGTCGGCGGCCGCTGTTCAGGTAGGCTCGCATCTCCTCGGTGCTCATAGTCGCCACGTCGAAACGGTCGCCATGCGGGCGCAGACGCTCCACTGTCCACCCGTGGGCGGCGTCGGCAACAACCGTCGTCCCATCATCAAAGGTGACTCGATAGCAGTCATGGTCAGTGAACACGCGAGTCTTACCGAGCACGGGAGTCGGGTTGCCATCACTGCCATACACCATGTCACCGACACTCAAGTCTCCCACAGTGCTCCAGCCGCCCTCCACGGGCACCTTAGTATCTAGGGCGAGCGGCTGGCTTTCCGACGTGGCTACGATCTGCACCAGAGGCATGCTCATAGGCTTCGCGCGCACGCCGAACGGCTCGTGACGGTCGAAGCCATCGAACCTACAAGGGCCGAGGAGTTCAAACAGGCACAGCGCGGCGGCGAACGGAGACTTCCCGGAACCTTTCGCCAACCTTCTAATTCCCTGCCTGTACACAAAGTTTCCCTTATGATTCAGGGCGTAGAAGTGCGCCAGGAACGCGATCTGCCGATCCGTCGGAATAAACGGCTGCCCAGCCCGCGGGCCATTCGGCTGGATCAGGTTATCCATCATCCAAGCCGCAGCATGATAGCCGAGAGTCTTCTCAGGGAGCCCCAGGGGAAGCGTGTCGGTTCGCTCCCGGGGTGCGGGGAGCGTCTCCGTCACTTCGCGGCCCGAGCCTTCGCCCACGCCTGAATCGCGACCACACCAGCAGACTCAGCCTCAGACTCATCCACACGGTTGATCTCAATCTGAACCCGGCGCCGGTCCCCCTCAGTGAGAAGCAGGGACGTGAGCATCGTGTTCACCGCCGCAAGCATCGTCGGGGAACGCCGCTCCTGGAACTTATAGTTCGACAAGTCATCACAGGCACTGTAAAGGACGATCCAGTCAGACGGCTCATAGTAGCGAGTGAACGTGGACTCCTCCACAGCCTTCCACAGCTTCTTCGCAATAGGATGCCAGTCAGGGTCAGGGCGGGGAGGCTTCACCTTCTCCGCAACCACATTGACCGGCTCCACGCCATGCTCAAGCTTCCTGGCCTGGGTGGTGCGGTGGCCTTCAGTACTGCGCTTCGGGATCGGTCCCTTAACTCCCATCGTCGCCTCCTACAAGTATCCGGGGTGTTTCTTCTTCGGCCTAGGGCCGCGTGGCTTATTGCGCCCATTATAGCGGCGCCTCCTGGCCTCCACTGACTGCTGCTGCGTCCTCACCATGTGGCAGTGCTGGCAGAGGGCCCGAAGATTGTCGGGAACGTGCGGCCCGTCAGGGAATATGTGATCCACCTGGTTCGCAGGGTTGCCGCAGAACACGCACAGGCCGCCATCCCGTTGGAGGACTGTGCGCCTGATCTTGTCCCAGTCCTTCGGGAGTTCTTTGCGGCGCCTGGATTGCCTACTCCAAGCCATCACGGCACCTCCACGTCCACCTCAATGCGAGTGTCCAGCCCGTACCGGTCAACGAAGAACAACTGCCCATACTCCTCGACAGCCTCCCTGCCCTCCTGGACACGGATGATCGCCTCATCCTGCTCGGCGTCACGCCGGTGGGCCGGCACATCATAGGCGCCGCACTGGTCGGCAATGTTCAAGGCCTCCACGAGCTCATCTACCGCACAGTCCAAGGACGCGAGGACAGCCTTGTTGTGCACTGAGGAGATAGTCACTTCACGTCCTCCGGGTAGGTGAGCGGCTTCCCCTCAACGGACCGAGAACCAGCCCGAACATCAAACAGGTAGGCCGGCTCAGCGGCCTTCCCCCCGAAGTAGGCGTGCTGGATGCTCAGGTAGTCGCCCGGGTACACGTAGAAGTCCTCCTGCCCCTCATTCCTGAACACCAGCGTCCCCTCATCAGTCACATCAGGGTGACTGTCACAGAGGATGACATCCACTGAGGGGCGGCTCTTGTCCCCGTAGACGAGAAGATAAAGCATCGATAGTCCTTTCACCACGCGCTGGAGCGCTTACTTGAGGGGAGCGGGCAGGGCTCCACGCACGGGTGCCCCTGCGCGTAAAGCTCCTCCACAGTCGGGAAGTGCCTCACGTTCGGGGCAATGCACGCACCGCACAAGCCACCCTTCCCGTACACGTTCGTCCCCACCCACTCGGCAGAGACCGCCGCCCTGGGGCGCATACGAACCCCGCAACGCTTACAGTGCTGAGGCTCACTCCAGTCAATGCGCACGGCCTGCTTGCCGCCGCGCTTCAACCGCCTGTAGCAGGCGTTACACCGCCCCTTCGCCCCATACGGGACCGTCCCCGGGAACTGGGACGCCTCACTCCGCGGAGGACGGATCACGCCCTCACAGTCCACGCAGCGGGGAGGGTTGTTAACCCAGTCGATAGCAGCCATGCTCGTAGTCCTTTCGTCGGCTGACTAGGCCAGTCTACCCCAAGACGGGTCCCGAAGCAAGGGCGAGGCCCGCCCGGGAATGCGAGGGAGGAAAGGAAACTCTACCCCGGTCCGTCCAGGCGGGCCTCTATCAGCGCAACCAGCATACGCACGACCCGGCGCAGACGTCAACCCGCCGGAAAACCCGGACAGTTCACCCCCGAAGTCGCAGGAGCCAATCTGAGCGCCTCTCACGACCCCACCCAGGCCAGCACACACACCCACCCCCGTTAGGCCGCCCATAGCCCTCCTAGACCCCTTCCCGGGGCGCCCGAGGCCTGACGCCCGCCCCGCCGCCGCAGCGCAGCTCTCTCTGGTGAGCATCAACCACCTAGAGACAACCAACCAACTCAACCAACAACCCAACCCCTAGTTGGTCTCACGGCAAGGAAGCCCAACAAGGTCACGTCCCGTCTCGGCACAGCAGGGACGGGCAAGGACGACGAAGGTGTCTCTGAACGCCCCAACTCGATCAGGCGACCAAGGACCAACTAGAGCCAGGTACGTGACTAGCCAACGAACCATCTCTTCCTCCTTGCTCTCGTGGACCAACTGGGCCACGGGTCAAGGCGACGACCGAGGACCAACGGTCCGGCGGTCGGAGCGAAGCGAAGAGGCTGGCACTCTTCTAGTAGTAGATAGATCTCTTCTAGTATTAGAAGGGGTTCATATTTACCCTACCCCTAGGGTTCATAGTTACCGGACGCTTCTGGGCTGGCGGGGCAGATTGAACCCAACGCCAGTAGCGCAGCGCCCATCAAGTGTGGTACGGTTGCGACATGGAACCCGACGACCTGACCCCACTGTCCACCATGACCCACATGAACCTCACCCACGAGCAGACCGCCCCCATCTACGGCGTCATCGCCCACTACTACCTCGGTCGCAAGTACTCACCGAGCATGACCTTCGTCCTCCAGGCGCTCGCGGCCATCGAGGCGACAGCCAGCATCTCAGAAGATGGCCGAGGCTTCTTCGCCACCACGGGCGACATCGTCCAGCACACCAACCTCGACATGTCAACCGTCGATCGCGTCCTGACCGAGCTTGAAAACCAAGAAGTACTCTCTCGCCATCGCCGCCCCTTCAAGTCGTCCATCTTCTGGATCACATGGGAGAACACTCTCCTCGGCAACGAGGGCGCCGCCTACCTCCACGCAGCCCAGAACTCCATCTGGGACAACTGAACGCAAAAGCGGGGGCGCCGCCTACCACTAGCGGCGCCCCCTAGGAACACAAGACAAGGATACCACACATGTACATCTCCCTCCTAACCGCACTCACCTTCGCTGGCGCCCGCGACGACCTCAGCCGCGTAGAGATCGATACCCTCACCGCCCTCTCCACCTGGAGTGGCGTGCCGCAGATCGACGTCGAGGTGGCTCGCATCGCAGCCCGCGCCCACTACAGCGAAGACGCCACCAAGAAGGCCCTCGCCTCCCTGGAGAACAAGGGCCTCATCGTCCGTGAGGCCCGCTTCAGTGGCGGGGAGCGCCTATCATCCATCATCTACGTTGACTGGCGCTCAGCACTCGCGGAGGAGTGCCGCAGCGACTATGACCGCATCGCCGACGCAGGCGACGGCGCCTACAATTTCCCCTCCAGCCGCGAGAACAACCCTCACCTGTGGGGAGACGAGCCCACCACGACCTCCGCGCCCCCGCGCGCGAAGAAGGTCACAAAAATCATCCGCAACACCACAATCCCTGAGGACTGGCGGCCCAGCGAGAAGGCCCTCGCCAGCACCCGCGAGCGCTACCCCTCCATGCCCATCGACATCGAGATAGAGAAGTTCCGCGACTACTACCTCTCCAAGGGCACCAAGCGCAGCAACTGGGATGCCAGCTGGCGCACGTGGTGCGCCAACGGCAACTCGTACGCAGATGGCGCATGGGCGAAGGCGCCCTCGCCTGGGGCATCTCATGGCACCCCGGCCATCAACCCTGCCACAGGCAAACCACTCACCCGCGACGACTTCGGCTATGCCTGCCTCGACGCTGGCATCGACCCCGACCTGTACATCAACTACTGGCAGCCCCATATGGGCCTCCCTACTGACCCGTCGTGGCCTCACTGGAAGTCTCACCTCGACATCCTCCAGGGTCGCGCCTGACCTGCAGCCAGGAGACACCCATGACCTACACATTCGACGACATCGACGAGCTCGACGACTTCATCATCAGCCTCATGCGTTCAGGCGGGACCGACTACTTCCGCGGCACGGAGGTTCGCTGCGACCACCGCCTCGGCGCGCGCGAGTGGATCATGTACGGCCCCAAGATCACCTCATTCACTGCCGGCATCGGGCCGGACGACCTGGACTACGTGCGCGAGAAGCTCGTGACGGCAGGGATCCTCGACAGCCCGGGCGCTTGACAACCCCGTCCAGCCTTGTCTGACACTCCAGTCATCAGCACAACCGAAAGGAACCCCACCATGAGCACACCCAGCATCACCGAACGCGAACAGTCCATCTACAAAACCATCCGCGACCTCCACTCACTCGGCACACCAACCACATACAGCGACAACAATATCGCCAACCTAATCGAGCTCACGCAAGCCGTAGAAACACTCATTGAAGACATTCACAACACCCCGCGAAGCCGATACCCCGACCCACACGACGCCGACAACAGCCCAGCCATAGTCGCAACAATCTGCCTCACAGAACTAGACAGAATGCACGAAGACATAAATGAATTCAGTATCAGCATCACACAGGACTGCGCAGAACGAACACTCCGCTCCGGCCGCCCACTCGACCAACTAGACCTAAACATCGCCCCGAACGAACGCATAATGCGTCTCCTCGAAGCTCTAGGCGAAGCAGCGCCCTACTGGATTAGCGGCGGGCTCAATGAAACAGAGCGCTCGTACCGCGAAGAAAACATCGCCATGCTCGCCTATCAAGCCGCCGCAGTCATCGTCTCCTCCCGCCACCAGCTCACCGCAGAATGACACGAAAAGAGCCACACATGAGCGACACCGCCCGCATCGACACGTTCATCAACACCCTACGCGAAGCCCACAAGGCAGGACAGCCAGCCAGTTACGCCAGCGACACCCCCGCAGATAAACTCATCACCCTCACTGGCAACGTAAGCGACCTCTGCTGGGAGATTGCAGTCACCGACAAACAGGTCGAACCGGCAAACAAGATCATCATGGCAGACAGCATCAAGTACAACGCCACAAACATCATCAACATCTGCATCACCGAACTCAAAAACCTCGGACACACCACAGAAGACACCATCGAACTCATCACCACCGACGGCGCACTCTGGTTCTGGACCCTCCCCCTCCAGCCACTCAGCACGCTAGACCGAGACACGCCCACTGTCGACAGAATCCAATCCCTCCAAATCTCAACAGGGCATCTAATGGAGTGGTGGCCCAACATGCTCTCACCCCAGAATGAAGTAGATCTAAACGCGGAACGCGAACGAGCATTCATCAACCTCGCATACGAAGCCGCCTGCGCCATCATCGCCCACAACCACACTACAGAAACGGAGACACACAATGACTGACGAAACCTTCACCGCACTCCAATACGCAGGCCCCAACAACTGGGGCCACTCCATCGCCCCCACAGACTTCCCGCTAACCGAGGCCACCACCCAGGCAGCCAGCATCTCGATAGACTCAGCCGTCAACACCATCGGCGGAATCTCAAACGTGTTCGCCCTCCACGACCTCGCAGCAGCCGCCACCACCCTCGCCAACGCCGCCGCCAACACAACCCCCGGCATGGACGCGACTGAAGCCTTCAAAGAGGCGCGCTCCACAGCCCACGCCCTCGACGCCATCAACAAGAACACCCCCCCCTTCAACCCCGACTTCAGGACCTACAGGCACACCAAGCGAGCAATCGCAACAAACAACCCCACAGTCCTCACAGCCCTCCTCATCGACATCATCCGCATCGCCAACCACATCGCCAACAACTAACCACCCCACGGAGGGGCCAACACCAGGCGCCCCCTCCCTAACACCCACCACACAACACATGAACACCGAAACCACCATCATCGGCATCGCCCTCAGCGGCGACCGCAACGCCCTCATAGACCTCGACCCCATCCACCCCCACCACTTCGCCGACACCCGCAACGCCGCCATCTGGAAGCTCATCGAAGACTACAAGGCCAAAAACCCAGGCCAAGGCCTCACCCCAGACCTCCTCCTCGACAAGCTCCCCAGCATCACAACCGCCCACGTCACCCCCGACTACCTCCTCGACACCATCCACGGCGTCCACGGAGGACACATCAACCTCGCAGCCGTCCACGCCAACAAACTCATCAACGACCACGCCCGCCAACAACTCGCAGACGCCTGCACCCGAGGCCTCCAAATCGTCGAAGCCGGCGGAGACCCCTCAGACGCCGAAGCCAGCATCCGAGAACTCCTCAACCAAGTCAGCACCGGCGCCACCACCCTCGTCAACAACGACACCTGCCTCACCCAAATCACCGACTTCACCACCAAAAACACCCCATTCACCCCAACCCCCTGGCCCGCCCTCAACCAAATCATCGGCGGATGGAAACCCGGCGGACTCTACGTCATCGCAGCCAGGCCAGGTTGTGGAAAAACGCTCTGCGCCCTCCAAGCCGCCACCCACCTCGCCGACACCGGCCACGTCTACTTCGCCAGCCTCGAAATGGCAGGGCGCGGACTCTTGGCACGCATCCTGTCCAACAAC